ACTTGTACGGTGACGATGTCTACGCAGCAGTAGTGGATGAGGCGTCGAGGATGCGTGAAGAAAGTTGGTTTGCTTTGCGTACTACATTAACGGCTACAAAAGGCAAGTGCAAACTAATTGGTAACGTAAAAGGCAAAAAGAATTGGTTTTACAAATTGGGTGAACGTGCGAGACTTGGTGAACCTGACTATAAATTCTTCAAGATAACGGCATACGACGCTGCAAAAGAAGGCATATTAGATGTTGAAGAAATAGAACAAGCGAAACGTGATTTACCCGAATTTGTATTTAAAGAGTTATATCTTGCAGAACCTGGTGACGATAAGTCAAACCCTTTTGGAATAGACAATATTCGTAGATGTTACGCACCAATAAGCAATAGCACACCCGTAGCGTTCGGGATTGACCTTGCAAAATACACGGATTGGACGGTTATAATTGGGTTAAATAATGAAAATAGAGTGTGTTATGTCGACAGATTTCAATCTGACTGGGAGCAAACACAAAGAAAAATAGTTAATGTTGTTGGAAGAATCCCAGCATACTGTGATAGTACCGGTGTTGGTGACCCTATTGTGGAGAACTTACAACGCTTATTACCTAACATCAAAGGGTTTAAATTCACATCTCAAAGCAAACAACAAATAATTGAAGGGCTGGTAATGGAAATACAACAAAATTCAATTGCCTTTCCTGAATCCCCTATCGGGTACGAATTGGAGAACATCGAGTACGAATATACCCGAACGGGAGTAAAGTATGCTGCACCAAGTGGACTGCACGATGACTGTGTTATGTCATTAGCGTTGGCAGTAGATTGTAAAAAACATAATAAAAAAGGTATATTTGCATTTGCATAATGATAACAATTAAACATATTCAAGAACTTAAAGAGATAGACCACTATTCAGCTTTAGAGAAAGCCATACATACCATTTGCATAGTAGATGGTAGAGATATTGACGAGGTCGAAGAAATGAAAGTTTACGACTTATTTAATCGGTTCAATACAATAATGGACAATTTAAAGTTTGAAGATACTATTCAGCTTAGATTTAAAATAAAAGGTAGGCGATTTAGAATGATTCCTAATGCAATGGAAATGCAAGGTCAACACTTCATATCACTTCAACAATTTAATAGCGAAGATACACTCCCAAACTTGCATAGGATTATGGCAATGATGAGTGAAGAAGTAAACATATTTGGTCGACCTAAAAAAATCAAAAACTTGGGTGTGCAATTTGAAGAAGTCAGTAACTTGTTTTTACATTTGCCGTATCAGATTGCGTATGGTTACACGCTTTTTTTTTCTCGTCTTTATCCGAAATTGTTGGACGCTACCCAAACTTATTTGAGTCAGATGGTGGAGAATCTCAAGGCAAAAGCAATGGAATACAAGGATGGTTTGAACTCGTAAATCAAATTTGTAAAGGTGAACGTGATAAATGGGATTATATTTTGGAAATGCCTATTGTCGAGTTTTTAAACACAGTTGCATTTTATGTGGGTAAGCAAAAAGAGTTTAACAAAGATTTACAAAAATGTACTACGTTTGAATCAATGGTACTTGCATATTTAAGAAATTTAGTTTAGGTTTGCATTGTTCTTCTAAAATACAAAAGTTTTGACTTTTAGCCCTGCACAAGTTGTGGGGTTTTTTTATGTCATAAATTAGTGTATATTTGTGTTCGTTCTTTCAATCGTGCTTTAACCCTCATACCTTAAACCAAGTATGGGGGTTTTTTCATCAAAGCAACAAAAATCACAAAGTGCTAATATATAAGTGTGAGTATAACAGTCAATCAAAAACCCGACGATAACGCACCAGCATATAATGATTTAAATTTTGTCATTACTGAAAGTGATAGTGCTATTTACACTAAGCCAAACTTTAAATTTATTGCCGATGTATTTGAAAATACAACACGAATTGCACGTTTAAAAGCACCTATCTATCCAAATAGCACCAACAAAAGTGTTTTTAACATTGGTAGGTTAATTGAAAACTTTGTAACTTTTGATTGGGACATTGACGATACGTCTGTGAGTGGATGTCCAAATAGTAATGTTTACTATAAGGTAAACTTTGGTTACGAGTATTCAACTGGCACTACTTCACCAATTATTGAAGTAAGTGGTGCAACCAACGTCACGGGGTTAACTGCGTATAATATGGCTTTAAATCCTATTGACTTTGTTTCGTTTGACGAGGATGACTACAAAATTAACACCACAAAGAATGCCGAGTTTTTAACAACAATGCGAAGTAAAACCATTTATCAAAATCAAAAAGACTGGCTTTACTTTTGGCGTGGGAATGCTGTGAGTGTACAAATTAAAACTTTCCCAGCAGCCACAACACAAATAATTTTACTAAGTGGTATAACTGATTCGGTTATACGGATTCCAATTATACCAGCAAGTGGTGCAACCTATTTAGAAGTCAAAGCAGTTGGTTCTGGCTCAACAAGTGAAACATATAGAATAGACATAAAAGATGAATGCACAAAGTACGCAAATAATGACGTTTACTTCCTCAACAGATACGGGGCTATCGAGTCATTTCGCTTTAATAGGGTCAGAAAGGATAACTTTACTATACAAAGAAAAACTTATAAGCAAACACAATATCAATTATCAGGTTCAAGTTATTCGTACGACACAAGTGCAAGAAGTATCAGCAACTACAACACCGAAATAATGCAAAAAATCACACTCAATTCCAATTGGATAACCGAAGAAGAAAGTGTATGGCTCAAAGAGTTGGTAGCTTCACCCTCTATTTGGTTGTTAGACGATGGTGTTTTAAAAGCAATTAACATTACCAATAGCGACTATTCGGTAAAAACATTGCTAAACGACAAAGTGTTTAATTTGACAATAGAATGCGATTTGTCATTTGTAGATAAAGTTCAACGTTTATGATAAACTTATTTGTAAATAATACGCTGGTCGATTTAAGCGAAGATTTCGACTTGCTTATAACCCGTTCAATTGCTGATATTAAAAACCCTGAGCAAAGGTCAAGTGATTGGTCAAAGACTGCAAAGATACCTGGAACAAAAACAAACAACATTTTATTTGGTGGTATATTCGAAGTTGAACATACGGTCTTAGGGAGTGGGCAATTTGCACCAAACTTTAACCCAAACAAAAAAGCCGATGTCGTTGTTTTGGTCGATGGCTTTGAGCAGTTAAGGGGGTTTATTAGATTGATTCAAATAAACGTCTTAGACCACGATTTTATAGAATATGAATGTTCACTACACGGACAGACTGCTGACTTGTTTACAACGCTGGGAAATGCCAAATTAAGTGAATTAAACTTTGACGAATACAATCACACGCTAACAGATACTAACGTCACAAATAGTTGGGATACGTCAATAATAAAAAATGGTAGTTCACAAGCCTTTGCCTATGGTGAAGGTTATGTTTACGCACAAATGCTAAATAAGTTCGGAAGCAAAAACACTAAAACAAATCAATGGCGAGTAGATGACCATATACCTTGTTTATATGCAAAGACAATAGTCGACAAAATAATGTCAACTACTGGCTACCAATATACGAGTGATTCATTTTTTACAACTGATAGGTTTAAACGTTTAATTATTCCATTTACAAATTTTGGATTAAATACTGATGAAACATCGGCAAATAATCGTTTATTTCAATCAGCAAACACAACAACAATTACGTTTACTACATTCAATCAATTAGTGCCATTTAACAACGACTCAACTGGTGGCAACTTTGACAATGGGGGAAATTATAATACGTCAACTTATAAGTTTATTTCACCAATTACTGCAACCTATGATTTTTATTTATCAATTAAAGGTAGTGCAAGTATTCCAAGTGGTTTGATTTCTGCGGAAACATCAAGACTGGGGTTTGGCGTATATAGAAATGGTGTTTTAAGTAGGACTATTTACATACCGTCAACAAATAGTGTAGTAAATAATTGGTCGTTTGATTCAACATCTTTTGAATCATTACAATGTTTTCAAGGTGATGAAATACAAATTAAATTTATTGAATTTTCAGGTAGAAATTTTTATAATTTATTATCTTCATTATCACTTGATGCAAATGATAACTATTTTTTTAATCGTATTTCAGCATTTAATTACGGATATTTAAACACATTAGATTTTTCGCAGTTTTTTAGTGGCGACTTTACACAAAAAGAATTACTATTTAACTTTGTTAAAATGTTTAACTTGTATATTGAACAAGATAGCGATAACCCTAAGAAACTGCGATTTATACCACGTGACGAATTTTACAATGGCACTACTCAAGATTGGACTCATTTACTTGACTATTCGCAGAACGTACAAATAGTTCCAATGGGTGATTTAGAAGCAAACCCCTATGTATTTACTTACAAAGAAGGTCAAGACAATAGAAATACTGAATACAAACAAAGTACAACACGTATATATGGTGATAGAATAATCCGTTTAGACAATGATTTTGTAAAACAAGAAAAGAAAATAGAAGTCACATTTGCGCCTACAATGATTTTTCAAGACAATAGTAGATATTATTCGTATATATTAAACGCAAATAATGACAAAGGACAGCTTAGATGTCTATATTTTGGGGGAGTTAAGACTACATCTTTATATGAAGTGTACAATACAACGCCAACAAACACACCTAATTTTACTAAATATCCGTTAACGCTGCACATTGACGATACTGATAATATGCAATTTGACCTAAATTTTGGAATGCCAAACTATGTCATTACAAGTATGGGGTTAAATTACTCAAACCAAAACCTTGTTAATGTATATTGGTATAAAACAATTCGAGAAATTACCGATAAGAATAGCAAAGTTTTCAAAGGATATTTCCGTATCAATCCGTATCAATGGGCTAACATTAAATTTAAAGACCTATATTTCTTTGAGGGTCAATATTGGAGACTTAACAAAATAACAGATTACAACCCTTTGCAAGAAGGCGTGTATCTATGTGAATTTCTTTTAGTGACTTATTATGAACCAACAACTTCAAACAAAAAGAATGTAGGATTAGGAGTTACTGATATTTTTGGTGATAGATACCCATTCGGCAAACCAGTTGGATTCACGGGCGTAACTACTGGGGGCGTAAACATTGGTGATAGTGGTTTAGATTCAAAAGACAATATCACCGTAGGCAATGACCACGTTTCGCAAGGTAAATTCGCAAACACTATTTTAGGTGGTACACAAGTAAACATCCCAATTAATTTTGAAAGTGTAACGGCGATAAATTGCGATACTTATTCTATCACAGAATCAAATCGTTTCTATGTAGAAAATTTCCCACAGATGGGGGCTTATAGTTGTGGTGGTAATGTAATTGAAATTGACAACACCGATAGCCCTTATACGTGTTTATACGATGACTATTTAATTGTATGCGATATGACTGGCAACATATCAATAGTTTTACCTAACCCATCAGCAAACAAAGGCAAAATATTTGTCGTTAAAAAATTAGGTAGTCCACATACAATAACTGTAACTGCTGGTGATGGTTCTATTTTAATAGATACGTCAACAAGTCACACAATTACCAATAATAAAGAAGCACATCAATTTATTTCAACAGGAACAAAATATTACATAATCGTACCATAAATGGCAAAATCAACCGCAGCAATAGAAATAGAAGTAACCCCAAAAGGTGGTGCAACAGAAACCGTAAAGACGTTTAAACAACAATTAAAGGAAGCCAAAAATGAGGCTCAACAATTAGTTGCTACGTTTGGCGAATTTAGCAATGAAGCGTTAGCGGGTCAACAAAGAGTTGCAAATCTTTCAGACCAAATGGAAGATTTTAACGACCGAGTAAAGGCTTTAAACCCTGATAAGTTTTCACGTGTAAATACGGTTGTAAGTGGAATTGCAAGTGGATTTAGTGCAGCACAAGGGGCAATGGCTTTATTTGGTAGCGAAAGCGAAGATTTACAAAAGCAATTAGTTAAAGTTCAAGGTGCAATGGCACTTTCACAAGGTCTTGAGGGTCTTGGTAAAGTTCAACAACAATTTACTACACTTGCAAAAGATACACTAAAAGGAGTAACTAAAGCATTTAGCACTTTAAAAAGTGCTATCATTTCAACTGGAATAGGTGCATTGGTTGTAGGCTTAGGATTGCTTATTGCATATTGGGATGATATTAAAGAAGCATTAGGTGGTGTATCAAAAGAGCAAACAAAAGTTAATGCAGCGACACGAGATGCAGTTGCAGCACAACAAGGTAATATTGAAAAATTAAAGTCATATCAAAAACTTGTTGGAGATACTTCTTTATCAGAAAAAGAAAGAAAGGTTGCCTTAAATGAATTAAATAAATTAGGAATAGAAACAAGAGATATTAATATAAATAGTGCAAATAGTTTATCTCAATTAAATGCTCGTATAACTGATAATATTAATTTAATTAAGCAAAAAGCACAAGCACAAGCATTAGAAAAAATTATTGCTGAAGAAACTGAAAAAATATACCGTGAACAAAATAAAACTGTTGATGAACAAGTAGAAGTTTTAGATGAATTATATGCTATTGATATGGCAATAACAACATTAGATTATGAAGGTGCAAAAGTAAGTAGGGCAAAACAAAAAGCAAATGAAAATATTAATAAATCTCAAAAACTTTTAAATGCAGCCACTGGCGAATATGATAAAATTTTAAAAGGTACTGTAAAAACAGAAGCGAAAGTTGTTGATACCACTACCCAAGTAAATGATGCATATGAAAAACAAAATTCAATACTTCAAAATAAATTAAATCTTCAATTAATTGCACTTGATAAATCAAAAGCATTAGAACTTTCAAATTTACTTTTAAGTGAACGTCAAAAAGTTGAAATTGAAAATAAATATGCTCAACTTTCTTTAAAAACAAAAGAAGATGCAATTAAAAAAGAACAAAAAATAATTGGTTTAATTACTGACCCAAAACAAAGACTTTCACAACAAAGAAAACTAAATGAAGATTTAGCAAAATTAGATGTAGATACAATAAATCAAAAAACATCTTATAATGAAAAAATAAAAAGTTTAGATGATAAACAACAAGAAAACAATATAAAAAATAAAGATACATATATTCAATTACAAAATGAAAAATTTGATGAAGAAGCACAGCGTCAAATTGCATTTATAAAAGAACGTGATAAGTATTTAGAAGATAAAAGTAAAAGTGAAATTCAAATTGCTGAAATTGAAATTGCTGCGTTAGAAAAGAAATATAACACGCAATTAAAATTAGGAAAAGACGATGAAAAATTATCTCAAGAAATTAGTGATAAAAAAACATCGTTACATGAAAAAGAAATTGCACAAAAACAAGCAATAATTGATAAAGAAAATGCAATAAGAGATGCTAAAATAAAAGCAGCAAGTGAAGCAATTAACGTTATTTCTTCATTTAATGAGAACGAAGCACAACAAGCAAGTGATATGTTTAATCAGCGAATGGAATATCTAAAACAACAAGGGTATTCTGAAGAAGAAATCACAAAAATGAAAGATGGTGAACTTCAAAAACAAGACCAACGAATGAAAGAAAGTTTTGAGTTGAATAAAAACGCACAAATCGCTTCTGCAGTTCTTAACACATATCAAGCCGTTTCATCAGCATTGGCAATGCTACCAACACAACAATTATTTCCAGGTCAAAGATTTGTTGAAGCTGGAATAGCCCTTGCAGCTGGTTTAGCAAATGTGCGTAAAATTCAGCAGACACAATATAAATCACAAATTCCAACGTCAAATAAAATTGGCAATCAATCAAGTGGTAGTGGAATGCAACAAATGGCTGCACCAAGAATGTCAAGTTTAGGCAATGGCAATGAGTTAACACAAGATAGACGTGTTTACGTTACCGAAGGCGATATTTCACGCACACAGAAGCGTGTAAGCAACAATCAAAGTGTAAGTGTAGTCGAATAACGCAACAAAATTTAAATTAAACTAATATACATTATATGGATTTACCTATTTACAAATTGACCATATCTGAGGACGATTTAGAAAGTGGCGTCGAATTTATTTCTTTAGTTGACAAACCAGCAATTGAAAAAGATTTTATGGCTTTCAATCAGCGTAGAAAATTTGCTATTCAAAATGAAGAAAAAAGGATTATTTCAGGGGCTGCGATGTTGGCTGATTTGCCAATTTATCGTCGTGATGATTCTCGTGGTGAATATTACGTGGTCTTTGATAAGGAAACCATTTATAAAATTGCTAAAAAGTGGGCGAAAAACAACAAGTACAATAGTGTAAATGTGGACCACGATAAGGCAATAGATGGATGCGTTTTATTTGAATCTTATTTATTGGATTTTGAACGTGGTATAATGCCACCAAAAGGATTTGATGATGCAAAAGATGGTAGTTGGTTTGTTAGTTACTTTATTGAAGACGATGCAAATTGGGAAAAATGCAAAGATGGTACTTGGAATGGGTTTAGTGTAGAGGGCTTTTTTGATTTTGTAGAACCTATACAAGAAGATAAAATTTTAGAAGACTTGAAATCACTACTATCAAAGTGGAATGGCAAATAAAAAATGCAACAAATAAAACATAAAACTAATATATATAAAAATGGACTCTAAAAGTTTAATTCAAGAAATCCGCTCAATGTTGAAATTTGACGATGCGGTATCTGTTGAAATGGCAAGTGCCGTTTTAACAGATGGAACGGTAATCAAATGGGAAGGTGAACTTTCTGTAGGTACTGCTATTTTGGTAGAAACTGCCGAAGGCGATATTCCTGCTCCCGACGCTACTCACGAAGTAGAAGGTGGTACACTTGTAACTACTGTTGCTGGTATCGTTACTGAAATCGTAGAACCTACTGCAGAAGTTGAAGTTGAAATTGAAGCTGCAAAAGAATTTGCAACAATTGAAAAATTCAACGAAGTAGTAAGTAACTTAGAAAGCAAAATCGCTATTTTGACTGCACAATTTGAAAGTGTAGTTGCTAAATTAGAAAAGCAAAGTGAAATGTTTTCTAAAACTGTTGACTTAGTAGAGAAGGTTGCAAATCTTCCAAGTGCTGAACCAACAAAAGCACCCGAGACGTTAAGCAAAAAAGAACAACAATTTGCAAACATTGTAAAAATCGCACAACAACTAAAGAAAAAATAAAAATATGTCATTTGTAGTATCATCACTCGCAAATTACACCAATGAGCAGAGTCTTAATTTATTAAGCAAAGCCCTATTCGGTGGTAAAACGGCTCGTTTAATGTACGACGCTGGTCAAGTTCAGGTAGGTATCAAATCTGCTGAAACTCTTAACATTCTATCTTCAGACGTTTATTTCCAAACAGACGGATGTGGTTTAACACCATCAGGTTTAACAACTTTCACACAAAGAACCTTAACTGTTGGTAAACTTGCAGTTGAAGAAACTTTATGCCCTAAAACTTTGGAAGCTAAATGGATGCAAACACAAATCGCTCCAGGTTCTGCAGTTGCTTTACCATTTGAAGAACTTATCGGTTCTGAAAAAGCTGGTGTAATTGCTGAAAAATTGGAAATTGCTATTTGGCAAGGAACTGTTGCAACTTCTAACACTAACCCTAACACTAACAAGTTCGATGGTTTTACAACTATCTTGACTGCATTAGGATTTGGTGGTTCAGGTGACCCTATTTCAGGAAACACTATTTCTGCAACTTCAATTACAACTTCAAACGCTGATGACATCTTAGATGCTATCTACGCTGCTATTCCATCAAGAATTGCAAGTAAAGACAACTTGGTTTGTTTTTGTGGAGTAGATTTCTACAAAAAGTTCTTAGTTAACTTGAAGAACGCTAATTTGTACCATTATATGCCAGAAGCTGGAATGATGGATATGATTATCCCAGGTACTAACATGAAGTTAATTGCAGTTGGTGGTTTGGATGGAACAGACAAATTGGTTGCATCTCATTTGACTAACTTCTTTTTGGGTACAGACCTTGCAAACGAAGAAGAGCAATACAAATTTGTGTTCGACCCAATCAGCGAAAACGTATATTTCAAAGCAAAAATGAAATATGGCGTACAACTTTCTTTCCCTGACGAAGTAGTTTATTTTACCCTTTAATTTATATAAGATATGCCGTGTTTAATTTCTCAAAGTTTTGCCTTAGACTGTAAAGATGCAGTCGGTGGCGTTAAATCTATCTATCTTGTTAACTGGGCTAAAACTGGCTTTACAGTTGCAAGTGGTGAAGTTACGGCAACATCAGTAGCAAGTGGGGATGTTTACACTTATGACATCCCTAAGGCGACTGCATCAATGACTAACACAACCAACGTAAGCGTTGAAAACGGCACGGTTTTTAACCAATGTGACGTGGCTTTCAAATTGCGTAGGTTGTCAACTGCTAAGCGTAATGAGTTAAAACTTTTAGCTCAAGGACGTGTTTTCACTATCGTAAAAACCAATAACGATGAGTATTGGTTGGTAGGTAAAGAAAGCGGTTGTGATGTTAGTTCAATGGTTGCGAATACTGGTGCTGCGTTTGGTGATTCTACTGGTTATGAAGTTACACTTCAGGCTATGGATATCGAAGCACCATACAAGTTGCAGTCTTCTGTAGTAACTACATTAGGGCTTTAATTTCTGTCTTGTTTCATATGTGGGGGTGGCTTAGGTCACCCCTTTTTTATTGTAACAAATTACTTTATTTGCTAATATACTTATAATGCTATTAATCACTAAGGGAGAGACAAAGTTTTGGTACTTAACATTGACCGAAAAAGTTACAATAAGTAACCCAAAGTTTTTGTTTAGTCTTACCCATCGGCAAACAATGAAAGAGTATAATTTTATTTTGACCGATGTAAGCACCTTTAAAGATAGATATAATAAGTTTTCAATTAACGAAAACACATATGATTTTTTTGAAGGTGAGTATATGTACGAAATTTATGCTCAAACTTCATCAAGTAATTTAAATCCAGCACTTGCAAATGAGCAAGTAGAAAGTGGAATTTTAAAAGTTCAATTATCAAGTACAACAACAGACGAATATAATCCAACATTAATAGAAAAAATATATGAGTAATTCAAACGAATTTATGGCTGGTTTTACTGGTTGCAAAGTAATCAGTAATACATCAGCAAACACGGGAAGATTTAGAGGCTTTGTCGTTAATAGCGATGCAGTAGTATCTGCGATTTTATTTGACGCTACATCTTTAATGACACAACTTGGTTTAACTGGTGTTACTTTAAAGCAAGGTATTTTTATCACTTTGCCTGAAGAACAAATCATAACGTCAATTACGCTAACAAGCGGTTCAATCGTATTATACAACGAATAAAATGTTTGGTGTTCGATTAGGTGTTGTTGTAGGTAATACCAATGTTTCATTAGGTGGTGATAGTGGTTTTGATACAGACGCACAAGCCTATTTTGATAGGGTTACTACTGCTGGTGGTACGCTTTCAACTACAGAAAAAAATGCAGTAAATCAATTGGTAATTGATTTGAAAGCCAATTCTTTGTGGACACCAATGAAAGCTATTTACCCAATGGTAGGCTCAAGTGCAGCAGCGTGTGCGCAGAATCTAAAGAGTTCAAGTTTTACGGGTACATTTACAAGTGGGTGGACGTTTGCGAGTACAGGGGTTACGCCAAATGGAACGAGTGCTTATATGGATACCAATTTTACTCCTAATACATCGTTAACACTTAATTCAGGGCATTTAAGTTTTTATTCAAGAACTAACAATACAACTGGAATTGACGATATTGGGGCATATTATGGGACCGCCGATTTAATAAATATGAGATTAATCATTAATATATCGGGAACATTATATTGTGATTTAAATAACGGGACAACTGCAAGAATTGCAGTAGTAAATTCAAATTCTTTGGGATTTTATTTAGGTTCGAGAATATCATCTACTGCTTTTAAAGTATTTAAAAATAATACAACATTCGGGACAAATAGCAATTTAAATACTGGTTCGCAACCAACTATTCCTATATATATAGGGTCTTCAAATGCTACAGGTGCTAAAAATTATTCAAATCGCCAATGCGCTTTTGCATCAATTGGTGATGGGTTAACAGACACCCAAGCATCTAACTTTTATACAGCAGTACAAACGTTTCAAACCACTTTAAATCGCCAAGTTTAGGAAATATGTCTACACTGTTGTATATTTGTGATATGGGAAGACAATGGTCAAATATGAAACCATTAGATGCTAACTACATTGTAAGCAACTATGGTAAAAAAACCGTACAACAAATTGCAACCGATTTGAATGCAACTACTGATAGAGTTCGTAGAGTGTTAAAAATGCAAGGAGTGCCAATGATGGGTAAGTCTGAAATGTATGCCAACATCAAGCAATTAAAGTTTGATTACGAAGATGCGTTATGTAATGATTACAGAGACGGAATGTCTTTAAATGATATTTTTAAAAAGTACTCTATTGGTCAAGAAAAAACAAAATTAATACTTGAAAGAAACAATGTTCCTAGAGAATGCGGAAGGGGTGTAAGAACCTTAAGGATATGGGCGAGCGGAAAACGTAAACCAAGAAATTGCAACAAGGGAGGAACAAAAGACATTCATAATGCTTTGTTTGGTAGATGGAAATCAAATGCCAAATCAAGAAATTACTCATTTAATGTAACTATTGAATACTTACAAGGGGTTTTAGAATCTCAAAACTATAAATGTGCATTAACTGGTAGTGATTTATTATGCCCAAAAACATACAACGAAAAGCGTGAAATGACATCTAATCCTTATTTAGTATCTTTGGATAGAATACAAAATGATTTAGGATATGAAGAAGGAAATGTTCAATTTGTTTGTGTATGGTCAAATAAGGCAAGAGGCAGTTATGACAATGAAATATTTAAACAAATAATAAATAATCTTAAAACACTATGATAGGATATATTTTAACAACTGAACAATACGACCAAGTACAAGGTCAATTTTACACGCCTTATGAATTTTTTAACTGCGTTCAAGATATTAACGATATATGGTTTTTGTTTTTGTCTTATCAAGATAAAGAAGCCATTTTAAATGATAATAATTGGAATTGGATTCTTGCATTACCTGAAGGCGAGTACATTCCACCACCAACACCACCATTCCCAGCATAATGAGCCTACCAATTTCATTTGAAGAATTTAAAAAGAACCCAATAGCGGCGGTGGCTTTTTGTATGCTTTTAATTGTAGGCTATTTGTACTACGATTCAGAAAATACAAAGAAAGCAATCATTGCAAAGTGTGAAAATGAGAATATAAAAATGGGCGATAGGTTGCACAAAATGGAACGTCAACAAAAGCAAAGCGATTCACTTTTGGCAGTTTATTCTTATGAAATTAAATTTTACCTTAACGCTATTGAAGGCTATTCTGAAACAATAGAACAAAAAAAATGACAAAATTTAACGACACGGCAGCCGATTCGAGTAGCATAATTTCAGTAGTGAGTGCCTTTGCATCCATTAGCACAACGGCACAACCTATTATTTCGGCATTGGCTGGATTAGTAGCAATCATTTCGGGGTTATTTGCCATCCGTTATTACATAAAAAAAACAAACAATTTATGAAAATATTTGAAATATTCAAAGGTGATAAAGGCGAATTTAGCTCAAAGCGATTAATCGGCATTGTCGGTGGTTTAGCTTTGATTGGGGCGATGGTTTACCACAACACCGATAAGTTAATAGAAAGTGTAGAATGGGTGGTTATTCTAACATTAGGATTTACATCAGTAGATAAATTTGGTAACAATGGAAAACAATAAGTTCGCACTTGACCGACTTTCTTTTGCTGGTATTTCTTTGCCTACATTTAAAGAAAATAAAACAAAAGGGTACACAACTTTTGGTGAGGATAATCTTTACCCTCAAAAATTGATTGACCTATACAACAAAAGCCCTAAGCATAACGCTATTGTTAACCAAAAATCGTCTTATATTGCGGGTGAATCATTCGAAATTTATGCAGATGACACGTTAAATAAGGCAAAAGCATTTGACAAGTTAAGAAATATTAACGCATTTGAAGATTATGAGTCGTTTAATACCAAGATTTCACAAGATTTTGAACTATTTGATGGCTATTATATTGAAGTTATTTGGAATAAAGCCAAAACAGAGATAGCAGAATTGTACCATTTGCCCTTTCAGAATGTTAGATTAGGCAAAGATTGTGCCTATTATAGCGAAGATTGGTCAAATAGCCGTGAAGCCGTAGTTGAATACCCTTTATTTAACCCTACAACAAGGGAAAATAAACAAGTATATGCGTTTAAAATGTATCGTGCTGGTCAAGGAAAATATCCTTTACCATCTTATATAGGTGCTTTAAAGTATATAGAGATTGACGTAGAGATAGGTAACTATTATTTGAGTAATATCAAAAATGGATTTTTTGCACAGACAGTAATTCAAATGTTTAAGGGTCAACCAACACCTGAGGAAATGAGAATTGCTAAACGTAGGTTTAAGAAAAATTATCAAGGTGCAGAAGCCGAAGAAAGTGGTGGTCTTATCATTATGTATAATGAGCAGAACGAAAAACCTGCAGAAATTACCAACTTACAACCGTCTGACTTTGACAAACAATTTCAACAATTAAACGACCAAGTACAAGAAGAAATCTTTGTAGGACATAGAGTAAGCACACCCGTTATTTTTGGAATAGCAACGCCCGGTACATTAGGTCAGCGTAATGAGATTATAGAAGGTTACGAGTTATTCCAAACGTCTTACATTGAACCACGCCAAAAAATAAAGGATTCCTCTTTTAATGTGGTGTTTCAATATATGGCTGATGCTAAATTAAAAACTACTAACAAGCCACCAATTGGACAAGATTATATTGATTTATACACTAAAGGAATTTTAAGTAACGACGAAGTTCGTGCAGAATTAGGTTTTGAAATTATAAGTACTACAAAAGTGGCTTCAAGTTTAAACGACGCTATCAATAGCTTATCTCCATTGGTTGCAAATAACGTGTTGTCAAATATGACCGTTAACGAAAAACGTCAACTTGCTGGGTTACCACCTATTCAAGGGGGCGATGCTTTAGAAAATTCACCAGTTGCATTGTCTAAAATTTATCGTGACGAAGATGTTTTGACTTTGTTTTCAAAATGTGGAGTTTCAAAAGACGATTGCGAAATTGTAAAATTTGAATTTGCGACTGCATCAGAAACTGCCATTCTACAAATCTTAAATGCCAACGATGGTATCACAGTAGGTGAAATTGCAAAGTACGTTAACATCGACGCTCAGAAGGTAATGGATGCAATCACACAAATGATTGACGATGGGTTGATTAATTCCGACAATGGCAAACTATCGACATCTACAAAAGGTACACGTGAACTTTCAAAATCAGTAGACACTCAAATAGAGTTAAGATACGAGTATGGTTTAGACGCTGCCTTTACTGGTGAGCCTGAATTAATTGATACCAGCCGTGATTTTTGCCGTCAATTGATAGGGTTAAATAGATATTACACACGTACAGAAATAGACACGATTTCAAGCCGTGTTGATAGAGACGTTTGGAAGGAACGTGGTGGGTGGTACACTATACCTGACACCGACGTTCACATTAACCATTGCCGTCACGCTTGGAACTCTAAACTTGTAAGGAAAAAATTATGACAAACTTTGTTTATTTAATATCGACCACTTATCTTAAAAACGAAAGTCCCATTAACGAGAATGTCGACGATAAATTGTTAAAAAACGCTATCAAAGAATCACAAGAAATTTATATACGTGATATAATTGGTAGTGGTTTATACAACGAATTGCAAACACAAGCGTTTGCGGGTACGTTAACGGCTAACAATACAACGCTTTTAGACACTTATATAGCACCTTGCTTAAAGTACTACACCTTAACCGAATCAATGCTTCCTATGACCTTTAAAATGCTAAATAAGAGTGTTGCAAGTCGTAATAGTGAGAATGCAACGCCAGTGACCATTGACGAAATGACAATGATTGAACGACGTTATAGGGACAAAGCTGAGTACTACGCAAATAGACTGCGTGATTATTTATTAGCGAATACCAATATATTTCCATTATTTTTGAATAGTGGTTCAACAAGTGATACTATTTTCCCTCAGGACGTACAAGTGTTTGGGGGTATATATTTACCAAACAATGACTGCGACGAAAGATATTATTTCATCCGACCTTAAAGGCAAGGTAAGGGAAAAAAACGAAGCCAAACTTTTAAAATTTATCAATGACTCTAAACCAAATAATTCAGCAAGTCCAAACGGCAGCAGAAAGTCACCAACAAGTAAATAACTTTTTTTGTGGCGAAAATGCAATGGCAGAAGAAGAAGTAAAATTCTATCCTTTAGTTTGGTTAGTGCCTAACGGGTTTGACTTTGATAGTGAAGGCAAAACAGTAACCTATCAATTTTTGATGCTGGTGATTGATAGACACTTTGAAAGTCAATCTAACTTGATAGAAATTTTATCGGACACGGCTTTAATTTTACAAGATATTATAACCCTTTTAAAACGCAACACATATGAAGAATCAATCGGATGGTCAACAAACGCAAAAGCAGAACCCTTTATCGACGGCAAAACTGACGTCATTGCTGGTTACGGGCTTGAAATTAGTTGTGTTGTGCCTTATCTTGAAAGCTATTGCGACATTCCTTTGTGATGTGGGCGGTGGTTCTAATATTTCCCGTAGCTTTGTTGATACTACTTACAAAGTGGAGTACAAAGAAAAAATTAAAACTATCCACACGCAAAAAATCAAAATAGAAAAAAGATATGACACGTTATTTATGTATTTTCTTGATAGTCCTTACTCAACAAAACTACTCGATAGCACAATCAATTTGCATCGACTCATCGACAGTCAAGAACGCAAACTACTATCTCATTAAAGGTGCAAAAGCACGTGAATTAAATTTGATTTATCAAAAAAGGATTGCGACAGATAGCACTTTAATTGAATTTCAAGATAGTTTGATAAGTGATTTGGAATTTGTGATATGCGAGATTGAACAAGACCAAAAGAAAATCAAAAAATATAGTTGGTACGTCACTATTTATTCAATAATTGTGACGCTATTTTTATTCTAATGAACAACAACGTACACATTTTTTTAGTACCTTTTGAGCAAAGAAAGGTACTATTGTTATCGGACTTACATTGGGATAACCCTAAATGTGATAGAGTATTACTTAAGAAACATTTAGATTTGGCATTGAAAGGTGGTAATGATGTGTTATTAAATGGTGATACTTTTTGCTTAATGCAAGGTGCATATGACCCTCGCAAATCAAAAGCCGACATTCTCCCTGAACACAATGTAAATAGTTACTTAGATGCCGTTGTAAACGATGCAATTGATTGGTTTAAACCCTATGCAAAGATTATTAAAGTTGTTGGTTATGGTAATCACGAAACTAACATAATTAAACGCCAAGAAACGGACGTAATACAACGCTTTGTTTTTGGGTTAAACCGTGAGTGTGGAACTGAAATACAAGCTGGTGGTTATGGTGGTTGGATTGTTTATCAATTTAAAGACCAAACAATAAGAAAAACATTTAAGATAAAATATTTTCACGGGTCAGGTGGTGGTGGACCAGTTACAAGGGGGGTTATTCAGTTTAATAGAATGAGTACTTTTATAGATGGTGCTGATATGATATGGATGGGTCACGTTCACGAATGTAATGAGGTCATTTATACATCTGAATTTTTAAATAAAAACCATAATGTCGAACTTCGAAATATTTTAATGGTTCGTACTGCGACATACAAAGAAGAATACAACAAAGGGTTAGGAGGGTGGCACGTGGAGAGAGGTGCAACTCCAAAACCATTAGGGGGGCGTTGGTTAGAATTAAACCCTGAACGAATAATCAAAAATAAAGTTGAAACGGTTACACTTAACGCAATGACTTATCGAGCATGAGCAACATAAACCCCATACACTACAAAGGCGAAATCGAGTGCATAGACGCTATCAAATCTACAATGTCTCAAGAATCATTTAAGGGCTATTTAAAGGGCAATATAATGAAGTATATTTGGCGATATGAAAGAAAGAACGGACACGAAGATTTACTAAAGGCACAATGGTATTTAAACAAATTAATCAATGAAACTAAAACAAATAATCTTTAACGACTACTACAAAGAAGTAGCCCCAAAAAAACAAATATACTTGCATCACACGGCGGGTACTGGCAACGGCGATAATGTATTTGCAATTTGGGAAAATGACAAAATCGGTAAAATAGGTACGTGTGTAGTTATTGGGCGTGATGGTACAATCTTTCAGGGCTTTAAATCTGAACATTGGGCTTATCACTTAGGGCTAACAAGCGGACCTTTTAAAGCAAATAGTTTACCATTTTTGAACTTAGATAAAATTTCAATAGGTATTGAAATTGTCAACTGGGGTTACTTGGTTAAAAAAGGCGATAAATTCTATAGCTATGTAAATTCAGAAGTACCCATTGACCAGGTGTGCGAACTTGCAACGCCATACAAAGGTCAAAAGTACTGGCAAAACTACACAGATGAACAAATAGAATCTGTTGTGGATCTATTAAAACTTTGGAAGGATAAGTACGGAATTGATTTAACTTACAACGCAGATATTTGGGATGTAACTAAACGTGCGTTAAGTGGTTTAAATGGTGTTTTTACGCATAATAGCGTACGCAAAGACAAAGCCGATGTATATCCACACCCTAAACTTATTGAAGCCTTAAAGACGTTATGAAGCAAGTTGATTTATCTGACATTGGCGTAAAGAAATCATTATTTGATGACTTAAAAACCCCTGACATTAACGGAATTATCGTTGATTGGGGCAATGATTTAATTACGGCACTACGGGATAAATTAGCAAAGAACAAAAGCAATGCAAGTGGTTCACTTTCTGCTGACATAAAGCCCGTTATTAGGGCAAGTGCAAAGGGAGTGAACTACATTGTGTTAATGAACGACTACTATATTAACGTCGAAGAAGGTCAAGCACCTGGAACAATGGTATCGGGTAAAACGTTATTGAAATGGATGAAACAAAAGCTACGTTATGGCTCATTTAAAACTGCATTTAATAAAAATTATCAAGGGTGGTTAGCTCTAAAAATTAGTAGAAATATTTATACAAGTGGTACAAAAGCACGTCCTTTTATTGCACCAACCTTAAATCAAAAGCGTTTAGATAGCTTGAGTCAGTCAATTGCTGACCACTTAGCACAAAAAATATTTACATAATTTTGTAAATAAATTTGCAATATTAAAAACTTTTTGTATTTTTGTTCTATGGAAATACAAGAAGTAATTAATCAAATCAAATTAAACAAGCGTCACGGCATAGTTTCTAAGGTCGCTGCACGTACTGGCATTAGTATGCCTACGGTTCGTAAATATCTTAATGGTGATGTTATACAACCTAAAGCCCTTATCGTTTTAAATACTGCACTTCAAATCATTAAGGAGGATAAGCTATGAGTTACGTTGTTTTTTCCCTTGCAAAATGTCACTTGTGTGATGGTGACTATGATTTTGAATACGACGCTGAAGTTGTACAACAACTAATCATTGACGAATACCCTGAAGATTTAATTCCTTATACCTTTGTTAGCCACGACGAAGATGGTTTAAGAGACGAAGCGATTGACTGGCATTTATTCGATGATATGGGCAATAGAAGATTAACGCAAATAGTATTAGAACTTAAAAAAGAAAACAAGATATGAAAGAACTATTTTTATCAGTTAGCAATTTTCAGATGGAATGTCCGAAGATTAGCAAGGATGCAAACAATCCATTTTTCAAAGGTTCAAAGTATGCAACCTTACCACACATTTTA